AATCTTGCTGCTTTAGCAGGTTCAGTTTCAAATGTGCCAGCTGCAATCGCATCTTCCTTGGCTTTCTTCTCAGCTGCTACGGCTTCTGCTTCTGCTTTAGTTGCAGCAACTTTATCTAAGTCAGCTTGTTTCAACTCTGCTTTCTTCATCCAATATTCAGCTTCTTTAATTGAACGAGAAATAGTATCATACTCTTTTAATTTGGCTTTGTATAATTTCCAAACTGGTGTATCAGTATTATCTGAATCCATCTGATCACCATACTGGTCTAAGAACATAGAGAAAAACTTGTCGAGTCTCATTTTAACTCCAAGCAATTCCTGATACTCATTGATTTTACTAGTTGTGCTCATTTAATTTCCTTATTGTTGTGGGAGTAATAGACACAGTTATTTATCTATTATACAGTATTTATTATTGCAAGACAAGCTATTTATCCTCGTCGCATCCTTGCAATGTCCATGGCTTCTTCGTCAGAGAAGATAGGAACAGCATTGGACTTATGCATGGTTCCAATTCCTTTAACCTTAGTTCCTGTGTAGACTGGACTAGGTTTCTTACTACAGTCATGGTATCCAGAATTGAGACTAGGATACTTTACAGTTTCTCTCTGATATGGTTTCTGCTGCTTAACAACCACAGTTGCAGAAATATCTTTAGTTGGATACTTCTTCATCATAGCTTCCCATTCAGCTTTCAACTCTCGTTGCTTAGCGTTTGGTTTAGACTTCTTTTTACTAGAATTTTTTACGTAGATAAACATAGATCACCTAAGAAAAACATTAATATTTGACACATTTCGGATAACAGAATTACTTACATTAAATGCTATGGGAATCGTCTGTTGTTTCTCATCAATCAACAACGCTGGTTGATTATACCGAACATTGTAACTTTTAAAGATAGAGTTATTGACTGACTCTCCAGCTGCGACATATCGATACAATTTCATATCTAAGTAATTCTCATGTAGGACTACTTCTTGTCCACCAACATCAGCTACAAGAACTAACTTTGGATTGCGTGGTAAATTCATATCAACATTAATACTAGAACACTCATTACCACTAAAGCAGACCATCATATTGTTATTGATTGCTCGTTCTGGTGGCTTTGTAGCAGAGTAAACACCAAGAGAAGCCAATGCACCAATAGCACCAAAATTAGTCATTGAGTATGATATCGCTCCACCAGTAACCATNTCACGAATGTTGTTATTCGTATCACCCTTTTGATTAACTACGCTGGCAAATGATTTCATATCACTTATCCANTTCGGTTGCCATGATAAAGTTATATTTGCATTTACAGTAGTCTCATATGCTCCAACTTTAGTAGAAACTGAAGATGTNTCAGCCCTAATTGCAGNAGTAACATTGNTTAGATGCCTTACAATCTTNTCTCTCTTGTCATGTTCNTCAAAATCAATATTCAATGAAGTGCCTCGATTCTTCTTCATCGAATTATTTTTCGGGACAACATCTGCAATGATCTCTACTTCATATCCAACAGGTGTAGAGTTTTTCGAAACAATTTTATATGTTTTGATAACTCCACCATTGTACTGGTCAATCTCCTCAGTGACACTTCCATTCTTAGCATGGTTTTCACCGATGATGAATGTGCTCGCACCTTTCTCCAGTGCCTGAGTCTTTGCATTCTCTAATGCAGAAGCATAGGTGGCACCATAACCAGTAACACGTACTTCTTCAGCAGAAGCAAACGTGGATATCAACAAAAGAGAAAGAAGAGTCTTGTTCATTAGAAACCATTCATTTGGGTACGAACAACAGCTGCAGCATTGATACTTTTCTTGGAAACCATGAGTGTCACAGCAACCATATTAGACTCACGATCAATACTACGATTGGCAACGTAAGCACCACGCAGGATACCTTGAGAGTTATCATTAATATTTTCAGTTACAGACTGAGAAATTTTACTCGCTCGGTTACGCTCTTCCTGACTATATTGAGAGTGGTCTACTTCAGTATCGCTTCCGAACAATTCGTCAGACTTAGTGTCTTTACTTCGTTTACTATTCTCAGAACCATTAGATGATACGATGTCTTTCAATACAGTCTTGGTAACATTCTCGACTGCTTTACCAGACTTAATATCGTTGTTTAAAAACTCAACTAGGTTGCGCTTTGCACGCATCGTCGCTAACAGGAATGCGTCTTCTCGACCCTGTGCATGGTTGAAGTTAATAGGTGCTGTACCTGATGTTTTGATCAGCAACCAATCACCTTCTTCTGAAAATTGTAGCTGGACTGTTCCAGCTGTCTCAAGAAATTCTGCTTCTGCTTTCCTGATATCTGGTTTCATCTCCAGTTTATTTTCTACTTTGGCAACAGGTGGTGGACTCTTACTCGTGGATGCACATCCAGTAAGAAATACAGCAAGAACTGCCATTGATATAATACNNTTNTTCATTTCACATTCTCCTTAATTACAATTTTCGCACTGTCAAGTTGACGATCTGCAAAATTAGCAAAATTACTAAATCCTACAGTTGCAACAATAACACCCATAATAAATCCAACCACTAATTGCATAATAATTATACTCCAATCATGAATAAATGTCAAGCACTTTATACAACGAATCCAGACGTGTCTTTCTTCGCTTTACCTTTGGCTTTGAGTCCAACGATAACACCTTTGGGATCCAAGAAACGCAAGTCTGTTTCATCCCCATTAATCACTGGAAGACCAAGATAAGTCTTCGGTAATTCTTTCTTGAAAACAACAGCAATGTTCAATCCTGCCTGTTTTGCAGCAAGCACATCATTGATGTTTCCATCGGCATTGGAGAATGTTAGGTGGTAGTTTGGAATGTCACCAACTTTACGACCAAGCACCTTAGTGTAGTCATAAAATTGCACTTGTGGGAACATCTGGAAAATATTGCGTCCTTCCAGAATCTCATACTTCTCCCATGACAAGTCACTGGTGCCATTCAATCGAAAGACAGGGATTAGTCCCTTCTTTTCTGCATACTTGATGGTCTTGACGATATCGTTGAGTAACTGTGACATGAATGCTGAACGATTCTCAAAAAACATCTTTGTCTTGCGTATACGTGCCTGCTGAATCACATTAGTGGATTCACCTTTCTTGAAGATGCCACCACGTCCAGCAAGATTCAAACATGCATCCGTGCAACCCTTCGTACGCTTTGGACATACTTCTTTTCCTGACAAGTCTGCTGGCGCAAAGTGTAGTACTGAAGACAGATATCCCTGTGCCTGACCTTTTAGCAATTTTGGATTACCGACTGTTAGAAGACTCATTTCAACACCTTTCTTAATCACGATAAGGTATATTATGCTCCATTAGTCAATTAAAGACAACAACTTTCTGGACACTCGTAAGTTGTTGATTTATAAAGGAAAAATAACCACTAGACTAGAGGGGTTATTTCCTTACTTTGGGCGAACAGCAGTCCCATAGGCGATACAGATGGTATCGGTTTGCTTTGCATATGCACATCTAACTGCAACTGGGTCAATACCCTTAACGATTGCAGACTCTACATTGCGTTCAAGTGATTTTAATTCAGAGTACTGGTAAAATGTAACTGAACCAATCATAGTAAGAATAACTAACGCAATAGAAACTGTGAGAACATTATCATTCATTATGAATTCCTTTATTTTAGTAAGTACCATTATCAATCACCATTCTTATCCAGAATGGACCAAGGTTAGCATATAATCCATGTTGTTGTGGATCCATATCTGTTGGTTTTAATAGTTGAAGTTGAAAACTCCAGTGAAATGGATTGAAAATAATCCCCATCCATACACCAGAATATTTTAAGTAGTTAATTAAGTTCTTTAACATCGTCGCATAGTCCTAACTTTTTAGCTTCTAGTGGGCTCAACCACATATCCTGTGGCGGTAACAACAACTCTTTAATTTTCGCTTCAGACAATCCACTACACTTTTTATAGTGCGCAATCATCTTCTTAGTAGTCAAATCAAACTCTTTAACAGTTGCAAATAACTCATGCTCTTTTCCAAACGCACCCCATGAATACTGGTGCGATAAGATTGATGTATTGGGTGTCAAAAGTCTCTTACCCTTTGCACCAGCAATGAAAATCATAAGTCCAGCAGAAGCAATCTGACCAAGACCAATTGTACGAATTGGAATGGCAGAGCCACGCATGGTATCAATGATGGCAAATGCTGCATTTAAGTCACCTCCAGGAGAAGTGATAATTAAATTTAATAGATCAGGTCTTTCTTCTTGGAAGTTACATTCAAAAATCCACTCAACTGTTTGTTTAGCAGTTTGAAGGTTAATTTCTTCCATCAGCAAGAAGAACGAGTGTTGTGCGTCCTCTGTCTCGTTCAGTTGTAGNTTTAATTTGCGCATCATATGTTCCTCTTTCCCTATAAAATATATGTCTTCCAATAACTACAGTCTTCTGTAGTTTCCATTTAGGATTCACNTAATCNGCATGATAATANAATGCNCCTTTNGTGATATCTTTCAATTTNTCATAATTAGCGTATACATACAACGCTGCTTCACGTGATAATTCGTAATGTTCTTTTTGTCTGTTGGTGGTTTTATTTTCACACCACCATGTGAACTGACATGTATATTTGGTTTTCTGTTTAACAACAGCNCAAATATCTTTGGGAAATCTTGGGTCTTGNACCCTATTCAATGTAACGAATGCTACAGCCATTCTTCCTTGTTCTTGTTCATAACCAGCTTCGTGATAAACATTGTCTGCGAGACAATCAATTTGTTTTCTTGCTTCCTTTGTTAGTTGGTGGTATTCAACTTCTAGTATTTTATTTGATGAAAAAGATGTTGTTGATATACTTAAACAACTGACGAGTAATAATGTTATTAGTATTAGTATGCGCTTATGCATATAATCTCCTTAATTAGTTAAAGAGAAGTGCACGAATGCACCTCTCCAATCCCGTATCAGGTTGACTTTTTGCTTATAGTCTTTGTATCTTGGGGGATGTTTGAAACGAAACCATTAAGCACTTGTGCTTTTGCAATGATATCGAGTTCAGATGGGATAGCAGGGAATCCTGGATGATCAGGAATCGTGCCACCATTTAGTTTAGCAGATTCGACTTTCATATGCCAGTCGTTGCTAATTTGTTCACGCTTACCGTAGTACTCATCGTTAAGCATGTCTTTCGCCATTTTTAATAGTTCAAGGCGAATCTCGAACGGTGTCAAATTACTCATGTGTTACTCCTTNTGTGTTATGAGTTGTGTGTATGGTGATTTTGTAGGGTTCACCAACCCTCTGTATAATTATTTAGGAATTTACCATACCCATGAAACACACGAGTATCGAATTCCAGATGTTACTGNTTCAACACGATGGGGATATAAAAAGTTAGAAGGAAATATCATCATATCGCCTTTTTTAAATTCTATAACTTTATCACCAAACATAACAAATTCTCCACCAGTAAAATCATCATTTAACAAAGCTAAACAGGAAAGAGTTGGAATACCCTTTCGTGTTCCATCAAACATAGAATGTATGTGATCTGCATGTTCTGACATTAAAGTATCTTTTGAATACTTATTAAATCTAACTTCAGTATATCCATTCAAATGTGGCATCCAAGAAAATTTTAATTCTTCAAGATATCTATTAATACCATCACCAATACGTTTCATTATGTATGGTGTAGAAGATATAATGTTATATGAATAATCAAATTCTTTATCATCATTTATTGATGCAGATTTATCACTAGTTGGATTATAGTATGTATGTTGTTTCCAAGAAGTTAAATCTAACTCTAATTCTTCTATACTTAAATTACAATTCTTGTC